TACAATTACTAATTTAACAAATGCAGGAATAATAGAAGGTGCAGAAATTGATAAAGCAGAAGGAATGTACACCTTTACTGTTAACCAAGATAAAATGAATAAATACACAGAAAATGTTTCTTCCTTAGCTAATAAGATAACTGGAGGAAGAGGTCCTAATGGTGAGTATATACCTCCTAATGAATATTTATTAGATGAATTAGGTAAACTAGGTAAAGAAGAAGCTACTAAATTTATATCTGAAATGGCTATAGCTTCAGATAATGACCAGTTAAAAACTATTATTGACAGGGCTGTTAATTTTGGTGACAAAGGTGCAGCAGCAGCATTATTAACTTTTCAACAAGGTGATGAACCTTTAGATTTAGATGCTAAAGGATTTTTAGGATTTGATAAATACAATGATGCATTTAAAGAAGCATACACAAAAACATTAAATGAATTAAAAGATTCACAAGGTGAAGCACCCTCTGCAAGTCAATCAGAAGGTAGACCTACACTTGAAGAACGTAGGGCAAAAACTAAAAGAGTAGATAATTTAAATAGAGAAGAAAAAGATAAACTATTAGATGAATTAGATACTTTATTAAAACAGAAAGAAGACGAAAGAAGTAAATCTTCTCAAGGTTTAACCTCTCCTCAAAAAGAAGCTTTAGCAGGAAGTACTTCTAAATCATCTGGTGGAGGAACATTAGGAACTCCCCCTTCAGGAGGTACATCTAAATCAGGAGGTACACCTAAAAAAGGTACTGGAGCATCAGGACCACCCGGATTTACCCCTAAAAAATCAAAGACACCAACTGGTGTTAGAAGACCGGGAAGATAACAAGTTTCTACAAACGTAGAAAAGCACTAGAATTTCTCTAGTGTTAAAAGGGCTACCTAGGATAACCTAGCCCCCTTATTTTTTACACAACAAAATAAGAGCTACCTGTTACCATTCGCAGCCCTCGTAACTTAAAAGGAGTTATTCATGAATGAAGAAGAAAAGCAAACTGAAGTTATTGAGGAAGGCAAAGAATCAACACCCGTTGAGACTAAGTCTGAATCATTAGGAAGTCCAAAACCTTACAAAAACAAAGACCGTGAGGATGTTTGGAAAGACGATGAACCCAATAATGAAAAGAGTGCAGCTACCGTTGACAAGGACACCGAAGAAGATTCTAAGGCTACTCCGGATGAACAACGCCCTGCAAGTGCTGAAGAAAAAGTGTTTAAGAAACGTTATGACGACCTTAAACGCCATCACGATTCGACTATCGGAAAGCACAAAGATGAACTTTTAAAACTTAAAAAGCAAGTCGAACAAGCCGCTAAAAAAGCCTATCTACCTCAAATGTCTAAAGATGAATTAGATGATTGGAGAAAAGATAATCCTGAAATGTATGATGTTATGAAAACATTAGCATATGAGGAAGCTGATGAAAAAACAAAAGCTGTTGAAGTTAAATTGGAAGAGATTAAAAATGCTCAACTAAATTTATCTAGAGAAAAAGCAGAAGTGGAATTATTAAAATTACACCCTGACTTTTATGAAATCAAAGGCAGCGATGAGTTTCATGAGTGGGCGGATAAGCAAGATGACATGATTAAAAATTGGCTATATAACAATTTTGATAATGCTAAACTTGCTGCTAGAGCAATTGATTTATATAAGATGGACTCAGGTTTATCTAAAAAAGCAAAAGTATCTAATTCAGAAGCTAAAGCGGAAGCAGCAAAAGCTGTTACTAAAACTCGTACTGGTGATGAAAACAAAATGAAGGAAAAGAAAGTTTGGAGTTTAAAAGAAATATCCAAACTTAAACCTTATGAGTTTGATAAGTTAGAAAAGGAAATCGACACTGCTAAACGAGAAGGTAGAATCACATCTTAACTAAATAACAATAATAAAGGAGAAATAAAATGGCAGTATCAAGAAGTTCCGGTTACGGAAATTTGCCTAACGATAATTTTATCCCTCAGATATTTAGTCAAAAAGTTCAAAAATTCTTCAGAAGAGCGTCTGTTGTTGAGGATATCACAAATACAGATTATGCCGGAGAGATTGAAAATTTTGGCGATACTGTGAAAATTATCAAAGAACCTGTAGTAAGTGTACAAGCTTACACAAGAGGTTCAGTAGTAAACCCGCAAGATTTAGCTGATGACCAAATTACTATGGTTGTCGACCAAGCTAATGCTTTTGCATTTAAAGTAGACGACATTGAAGAAAGACATTCTCACATTAACTTTGAGAGTGTTGCAACTTCATCAGGTGCGTATGCTCTTAAGAATAACTATGACCAAAACGTATTATCAAATATGTTCTCAGGTGCAGGAACTACAATTGGTTCAGATGGCTCAGGACAAGATGTAGGTTTTGGTAGTTCAGAGATTGACCCATTAAATGTAATGGCAAATCATTCTAAGAGACTAAACGCAGCAGACATCCCATTTGAAAACAGATGGTTTGTTGCTTCACCTGCTTTTTACGAGCAATTACAGCAAACTGACTCTAAGTTACTTGACACACGTTTTTCAGGAGACGCTGATGGCGTTCTGAGAAATGGTAAAGTGTACGAAGGAAACATTGGTGGTTTTACTTTATATATGAGTAATAACTTACCTGCTTCTTCAACATCTAACTATGAGAAGATATTATCAGGTCACATGTCTTCAGCTTCAACAGCAAATCATATTGCTAAAATTGAAGTTGTAAGAGACCCTGATTCTTTTGCTGATGTTGTACGTGGTTTACACGTTTTCGGAAGAAAAGTATTAAGAACAGAAGCTCTACTTGCAGAGCATATATTAATCGACTAATAGAGGAGGAACTATATTATGACAGCATATAATAGCAGTGTTACTTCTACTAACATTCCTGCAAAAAGGGGTGCTAGTATTCCAAGAGTAATATCAGACGTAGTAGATTTTTCTTCTACTACAAATGCTTCAGGCGATACTTTTGATATCTTACCTATTCCGGCTAACTCTTTAGTTTTAGCTGCAGGTTTTGATATTATGACAGTAGGTACTGGTTCAGGTACAGTTGCACTAGGAGATAGTGTAGATGCAGACCAGTATGTTGCAGCAGTAAATTTACAAGCTGCAGGACAAAAAGTAACGTTGGACGCTAACTATGCCTATTCTTCTGCTGATGCTATAAGAGCAACTATTGCTACAGCAGCAGTGAATGGAGTAATTAGAGTATGGGCTTGTGTTATTTCACTAGATGATGGTGGAACATTATCTGATAGTGATACACAAACATCAACTTACTCATAATACATAAATAACAAAGGGGGGTTTATTCCCCCCTTTAATTAAATTTAAAATGCCAATATATATTTATGAAAATACTAAAACAGGTAAAGTATGGGAAGAGAATGTTCCCTATGAAGATAGAAATAAAATTGTTAAAAAAGATATAATTAGAATACCTGCAGCTACTAATATGCTTCGTATTTTAAATACAAATGAAAATAAAATTAGAGACCGTTTAGGTAGTATGGCTCAACAAGGTTATAAACAAAGAGATACTTTAGAAAAAAAAGGATTAATAAAAGTTTCTAACACTGAAAAAGAAAGTAGAGAGAAACGCAAACAAAAAAGGAAATGGGTGTAAATGAATTACTTACAATTATGTAATGCTGTATTATTAGAACTTAATGAAGTTGTTCTTACTTCTGCAAATTTTGCAGATAGTAGAGGTGTACAATCAGCAACCAAAGAATTTGTTAATAAAGCTGTTTCTGATTTATATAGTGCAGAAGTAGAGTGGGCATGGTTACATACTTCTACTACTCAAGATACTATAGTAGGTCAACAAGAATACACACTACCTACAGATATGAGAAAAGTAGATTTTGAATCTTTTTATCTTACTCCTAAACAAGTTATATCTAATAATGAATTTACCAGTAATATATCTAATTGGACAACAGTTTCAGGTTCTCCTTCTTATTCATCTTTAGGTAACGGTAGAATATTATTAAATAATTCAGAAGTTACTCAGGCTGTTACGGTTACAACAAATAGACAATATCAACTAGCAGTAAGAGTAATGGGAGGTACGGTTAACCTTAAAGTAGGTACTTCATCAGGAGACAGTAGTATTATTAATACTAATATATCTGTTGCAAATGTAGGAGAAGGTAAAATGCATTATGTATTATTTACTCCTACTGTTTCTACTATTTATGTAGGTTTAGCTAATACTGCAAGTGCAGATTACTATGTTGATTTTATAAAATTAGCAGAAGACTTTCAACCTTTTAAATTAAGGTACATTGCTTATGATGATTTTTTAAGAGATTATAGCCATAGAGATTTTGATACAGATGTTAAATATAAAAAACCTGATAGAGTTTATAGAACACAAAATCACACTAGTTTTGGTTTAACACCTATTCCTAATAAAGATACTTATACAATAAATTATGAATATTTTAAAACACATACAAATTTAAGTAGTTCTACAGACGAACCTTTATTACCCTCTAGATATCATAATGTTATAGTAAATAGAGCAAAATATTATTTATATAAATTACGTTCTGATGTTCCTATGGCAAATATAGCTAATGCTGAATACGAAGATGGTGTTAAAAGAATTAGAATAGAAATGTTAAATAAACCTGATTACATAAGAGATTTAAGAGTAAATCTTAATACTTTATCTTCAGGAGGTTTAACTAACGTCTAATGCCTGATACATCTAGTTTAGCCCCTGCCATAGTAAGTTGTGCAGGTGGTTTAGTTCTTAATAGAGATGTATTCTCTATGTCTCCGGGAGAAGCATTAGAATTAAAAAATTTTGAACCTGATATTGCAGGTGGATATAAAAAAATATTAGGAACTTCATTATACAATTCTAATATTGTACCTGAAGTTTCTTCTTCTAGTGAACGTGTAGTTATGTCTGCAATATTCAATGACGTTGTTTTAGCTGCAAGAGGTGGAAGTATTCATAGAGCGGGTAGTTCAGGTTCTTGGACATCTCTAATTACAGGATTAGGAACGCCTACTGTTAATTATGAATTTAGAAGATTTAACTTTGACGGAACAGATAAAATTATTATATGTTCAGGTACATCTACACCTAGAATACTTAATACTAGTTATAGTGTAACTAATGTTAATGCTACAGGAAGTAATAACTTTAAGTTTGTAGAAATATTTAAAAACCATATCTTTTTTGCAGGTCATCCTACTAATAAACAAGAAATTAGTTTTATGGGTGCTTTTGAAACTAACAACTTTGCTGCTAATGATGGTGGCGGAACAATTAAAGTAGATACTGAAATTGTAGGATTAAAGACTTTCCGTGATAGCTTAATAATCTTTGGTAAAGATAGTATATTTAAATTAACAGGTTCTACATCATCTGATTTTGCCATACAACCTGTTACAAGAAAAATAGGATGTATAGATGGTAGAAGTATACAAGAATTTAGTGGAGACGTTGTATTTTTAGCACCAGATGGATTAAGAACTATTGCAGGTACAGATAGAATTGGTGACGTTGAGATTGGAACTATTTCTAAACAAATACAAGAAATAATAGATAATATTATAACACATAATATAAATTCTTTAGTTATTAGAAATAAATCTCAGTATAGATTATTTTTTCCTACCAGTTCAAATCAAGCAGAGGATAATGCAAAAGGTATAACTTGTGTAATTAAAGGTCAGCCTGAAGGTGGTGCAGCTTTTGAATACTCTGAACTCGAAGGTTTAAAAGTATCTTCTACGGATTCTGATTTTATTAGTGATACTGAAACTATAATATCAGGAGGATATGATGGTTATATATATAAGCAGGAATCAGGTAACACATTTGCTAGAGCAGGGTCTACTGTAAATATTAATGCTTTTTACAGAACTCCTGACATGACAATGGGAGACCCCGGTATAAGAAAAAATATGCAAAGAGTTATTTGGAATTATGAAAATGAAGGAGATGTAAATTCTAGTTTTAAACTTAGATACGATTTTGATAGTCCTGACGTTCCTCAGCCTTCAGCATACACTTTATCTACAGGGTCAGGTATTGCTGTGTATGGTTTATCATCATCTCTTTATGGAGCAGGTGTTTATGGTTCATCAGGAGCAAATTTAGTAAGACAATCTGTAGAGGGTGGTGGCTTTACTATTGCATTACGAGTAGAAGAAACAACAACTAACCAACCAATATCATTTAAAGGATATCAATTAGAATTTATACCCGGAGGTAGAAGATAAATGGGAACATCATATACGAGGCAACAATCCAGTAATATTACTGATGGTTCAGTTATTGAAGCTAGTCACTTTAATTCTGAATACAATCAGTTAGAATCAGCTTTTGCTGCATCCACAGGTCACAGCCATGATGGTACAGCAGGAGAAGGTGGATATGTTCCTCTTGTAGCTGATAGTGATGCAAATAATAAAATACTTGTAGATACATCTAATAATAGATTTGGTGTATTTGTTGAAGTATCTTCAAGTGCTGTAGAACAATTTAGATTTCAAGACGGTGCTATTGTACCAGTTACAGATAATGATATAGATTTAGGTACAAGTTCTTTAGAATTTAAAGATGCTTATTTTGATGGTGTTATTTACACTGATAGTTTAGCTTTACCTACAACTACTATTACAGATATTTTAGATGAAGATGATATGTCTTCTAACAGTGCTAGTGCTTTAGCTACGCAACAATCTATCAAAGCATATGTAGATAATCAATTAACAGCTAGTGATTTAGATTTTCAAGCAGATAGTGGTGGAGCATTAGCTATTGATTTAGATAGTGAAACTTTAACATTTACTGGCGGTACAGGTATTGATACAAGCGGTAGTGGTAATGCAGTAACTTTTGCAATTGATTCTACAGTTACTACTTTAAGTGGAAGTCAAACTTTAACAAATAAAACATTAACAACACCTGTTATTGCAGAAATAGATAATTCAAGTGATATTACTTTAGATGCAGGTACAGATATTATTTTAGATGCTGATGGTGGAGATATCTTTTTTAAAGATGCGGGTACAACATTTGGTAGTGCAACAAATTCATCAGGAAATTTAATTATTAAATCAGGAACTACAACTGCTTTAACATTTAGTGGTGCAAACGTAACTGTAGCAGGAGACTTAACAGTATCTGGTGATGATATTACTATGGGTACAAATACTGCAGGTAATCTTTTAGTAGCAGACGGAACAAATTTTAATTCTGTAGCAGTAGGTTCTTTATCAGAAATATCTACAGTAGCTAATGATGATGTATTTTTAGCAGTAGATACTTCAGG